TGTAGATTTTGGCTTTCTTGTGATTCACTGCTACAAATTCTTCGTCTACCAGTTGAAAGCTTCCGGAGTTTTTCATTGTACGATATGCTCCTTTGAGCATGGCACTTTGATTGCTCATGGCACAGTTGTGTCTTGTGACATTGTCAAACTTGGCAGTGTTGAGTTCTAAACATTCAAAATGATCAATCATGGGTTCAAATGCATACACATGTTCAAACAACGGTGCCCACTGATGCACACTAATTCCCACATGAGCACCAATATCCACTGCTGTTCTAAATTTGGTCACAAACTTTAGTGTTTCGTTTCTAGCAGCTTTCCCGAATACCAAAATGTCCTGGTGTTTGTTGAAAAAATCTTTGAATGGGAGCGCCATCCCGTTGATCATGTGTTGCATAAGTGTCCTTGTTTCATATTTACCATTATGTACCCACATAAATATTTACATGAAAATTGTACTTGTTACTGGAGGGTTTGACCCTATCCATTCCGGACACCTTGCTTACTTCAAAGCGTCCCGCACACTAGGAGACCGTTTGATCGTTGGCGTCAATACCGATGATTGGTTGATCCGTAAAAAAGGTAGACCGTTTATGAGTTATCAAGAACGATTTGCCATTGTCAGCAACCTTCGTGACGTGGATGAGGTGGTACTGTTTGATGATTCAGACAACAGTGCAAAAGATGCCATACGCATAGTCAGAAGTAGATATACCGAAGCTGACATTGTCTTTGCCAATGGGGGAGACCGCACAAAGGAAAACATTCCAGAAATGGATGTGGTGGATGACAAACTGCAATTTTTGTTTGGAATAGGCGGCTACAACAAACGCAATAGTTCTAGTTGGATCCTGGAAGACTGGAAAAAGCCCAAAACAGGTCGTGAATGGGGTTACTACCGTGTGTTACACGAAGTAGGAGCCAATACCAAACTTAAAGAACTCACAGTTAATCCTAAAACATGTCTAAGCATGCAAAAGCATGACAAACGTGCAGAGTTTTGGTTTGTGGCAGAAGGCGAAGCTACTGTTTACACATTAGATTCTGCTAGTACAGACCAAGACATCAAATGTTCTATGACCATGCATGAGCATTGCTGGATTGCGGTTAATGAGTGGCATCGACTGTGCAACGAAACTGATCATCCCTTAAAGTTGATTGAAATACAATACGGCGAAGACTGTGTTGAAGAAGATATACAACGACTATGAAACCTATTCCAATCTTTATAGGATATGATCCACGAGAAGCAGTGGCATATCACACCTGTGTCAACAGCATTATCAGGCATGCATCAAAGCCTGTGGCAATTATTCCATTGGCACTTAACTTGTTTGAAGACTACACAGAAACTCATACTGATGGTAGCAATCAATTTATCTACAGTCGTTTCCTTGTACCTCATTTGATGAACTACGAAGGATGGGCAATCTTCATGGACGGTGACATGATTGTACGGGACGATATTGTTGAGTTATGGGAGTCAAGGAATTTTTACATGGATGTTATGGTAGTCAAACACGATTACCAGACAAAAATGACTGAAAAGTATCTTGGATCAAAGAATGAAAACTATCCACGCAAGAACTGGAGCTCAGTTATCATGTGGAACTGTGCAACTTACCCCAACCGACAGTTAACTCCAGAGTTTATACAAAAAGCCACAGGAGCAGAACTACATCGGTTTACTTGGTTAGAAGATCGGCGAATAGGCGATCTACCCAAGGAATGGAACTGGTTGCCCGATGAGTACGGTGAAAACAAGGATGCAAAATTGTTGCACTACACACTAGGAACACCATGCTTTCACGAGTTTGCAGATACACCTCAAGGATCTGAATGGCATCGTGAACACATGCTCACAGACTATTGCTTGCAACGTACATGATTTTTCTTAGCAAAAAAGGCGAAGACGAATATATCAATATGTTTGCTCGCGGATGTGGGCAAGAACCAGTTGATTCTGATGACTTTGAGTTTGCCGACAGCAATGAACCTTTAGTCTTAAGAGGTATCTTAAACAGGAACATACGCCGTTGTATTAAAAAAGCCAGGCCATTTTACTACGTGGATTCTGGATACTTTGGAAATCAACTTAGTTCAAAGAATCCTCAAGGATGGAAACTGTGGCATCGAATTGTGCCCAATGATCTACAACACAACGAAATTATACCCCGGGCCAATGACCGATGGGAATATTTTGGGATAAAGTTTAGTGATAGGCGTTATGGCTCCCAGATAATAGTAGCAGCGCCGGATGAAAAGCCTTGTAAGTTTTATGGCATAGATCAACATGCCTGGGTTGCAGAAACAGTGGCCACTATCAAAAAATACACCAGCCGTCCTGTGGTAGTAAGGCAACGTGCAGCCAAAAGACAAGATCGCGTGTTTACTGATCCTCTTGTTAAAGTGTTACAACACGATTGTCATGCATTGGTTACTTTTAACAGTGTTGCTGCTATTGAAAGTATTTTAACAGGAGTACCGGCTTTTGTATTGACTCCTTCAAATGCAGCCAGACCAGTAGCCAACACGGATCTAAGTCAAATTGATACACCGTACTGGCCAGATCAGGATAAATTATATGCATGGGCATGCCATCTAGCTTACGGCCAATTCCATGTAACCGAGCTACAAAATGGTGTAGCTAAACAACTCTTATTTGAACAATGAAAAAATTTATCTGCATTACTTCTATGAATCAAGAATACTACGAAAAATGTGGCAGGGCTTGTATTGAATCTTACGGCGTCAATTGGCCCGATGATATTCGGTTGTATGTGTACAACGAAGACATGATTGATCCTCCCAAGTATCGATGGGTAACTTATATGCCATGGGATCTAGGAAAAGATTACGATGATTTTTTTGCCAGGACCTCAGGTTCACGCACGCTGCAATTTGCCAAAAAAGCATTTAGTGTAATGCATGCCATGGAAAATCTTGACTGCGATAGATTAATTTGGATTGACGCCGATGTCATGTCCACTTATACTGTCAACTACCATTTGTTAAACTTGCTGTCAGAAGATCAAGTATTGAGCTCTCACTATGGTGTTAAGCACAATTGGCCGAGCGAAACTGATCCTAATCGAATTAGCTTCAGTTGCGAAACTGGATTCTTTGTTGTTAATCGTAATCACCCAATGTTTAAAACCATGGCTGCTAGATATCGAGAATATTATACAAGTGATCTGGGCATTCATCTTCGAAGATTTTACGACGGTGAAGTATACGGATCCGTTATGGCAGAAATGGAAAGCCAAGGAGCTAAACTAATGGAGCTCAATCCAGGACAAAAACACAAAACTCCCATACCACGCAGTGTTATGGCACCATACATCAAACACTACAAAGCAGGCGCCAAGGAATTGTACACTAGTGAATCTTTGTTGGAGGAACTGACGCATGTTGACAGTAGCAATCTATCATAAGTCAGTTCCACCAGGTAATAAAAACTTAGAAAAACCAGCTATACTAACAAACTTTGCACAAGGTGTTAGATACACAGGTGATACTGCAATAGATGTTGATTCTAGTAACTACACCACAGCCAATGTAGGAGTAATACAAGGATGGACACACGAACAAACAGATAGGTCGCATCTTGTGCTCAGGCAACAAGTGATTGCACTCCAACCTTATACTGTGGCTGCTGACAGTAATTTGTTCCTGTACAAAAACAAAAGCAATCCTGGAAACTATCTACGGTACAGTTTCAATGGCATCTTTCCCAACACAGGTATCTACTGCGATACTGAAATCAATCCCAAGAGATGGCGTTGGATCAAAAGAGATCTAGGGCTTGAATTAAAAGATTACAGGACCACAGGCAGTCATATTCTGTTATGTTTGCAACGCAATGGTGGGTGGAGTATGAGAGGAGTTGATGTACAAGATTGGACCATACAAACTGTACACACTCTAAAACAATATACAGATCGTCCTATTGTGATTCGAGCACACCCAGGGGACAAAGCAAGTCAGCAATATTTGGATCCGGACAATCCACGTTATAGATTGCATGGCCTTGGAATTTCAATTAGCGAAACAGGACGGACATTGGAACAAGATTTACAAAATGCCTGGGCAGTAGTCAACTGCAATTCCAGTGCTGGAGTTGGTGCGGCTATTGAAGGCTATCCGATATTTGTAACAGACCACACAAGAAGCCAATGCCATGACATTGCCAATACAGATCTAAGTCAAATTGAAACACCATCTTTACCCAATAGGTTGCCATGGGTAGAACGTATATCAATGTTTCATTGGAAATTTGATGAGTTAACCAACGGTGTTTGTTGGCAACACATGAGAAAGTTTGTTCAGGTCCAGTAACTTTCGTTACGATTGACCTTGAGATCTTTAAGTTTACTTCGGCCAAGTGATTTTCTAGCACCTTTGAGATGATCTAACCATGCACCCCACGCACTGTTTATCAAGGGATGGCCTTCACCTTTTATAATATCGTTGCTCCAGTTCAATTCAGTCACTGGAGCAATTTTTCGTACATGATCAAACACATAACTGTCGTGCCACTCTTCTAATGTAAAGATACCCGTGGTAGCATTGTCATACATGTCTTGAAACCTACGCAGGAATCTTCGTATATACTTGCTCCGAAGATTCATAGAGTATAATCCACACTCACTAAAATTGTTTTGACGTCCTAGGTAGCACAAATCTCGGTCAGGCGGGCACAATGCTTTTATATTGTCTATCAAGATTGGGCTGTGGCATACTGTGTCTGCATCCATCCATAACAAGATATCGGTTTCCACGTTCTGGGCACAATGAAATATAGCATATACTTTATGGCTGAATCTTAGTGCATCCCATTTAAATCCTTTGCCTGCATCCTTGCGAAGGTTTCTAACAGGATCGTTTGTTACATCTCCATTGGCGTAGGGTACATTTTTCCATTGTGTTTTGAACAACACAAGCCCAGGGCAAGACTGGTTAAGGTCTAATACATGTAGATTTGGCGCTGTAAATGGTACAACACAATCTTCTGCGTACACCCAAAGATCAACTTCTGCTGGCCAATTTGCAAGAAACGTTTCGATCATTCGGCGACCATAGGATTCGTATCCTGCTTGATTAAATGTTGTGACCACTGCAAATTTCATAATTACTAGAACTATTTAACAAATAAAAATATGCACGTTAGTCTTTTTGATCAGTATGGAGCATTGAACAGTGTGCCGGTGTTTTTGGCAATAAAAGAAGGGCTAGCACGACTCGGTATGCAAACAAGCCATCACAACATGGATGCAGATGTTGCTGTGATCTGGAGTTTTCTTTGGGCAGGGCGTATGCTACCAAACAAACAAGTGTACGAGCACTATAGAAACACAGGTAGACAGGTGTTGATTGTAGAAGTGGGCATGCTCCAACGTGGTATTACCTGGAAGTTGTGTCTCAACAGCACATTGTCTGGTGGAACATACGGAAAGGGTAGTGATCCAGATCGTGCAAACAAGCTAGGTCTCAAACTCAAACCCTGGACCAACAGCGGAACAAATATTCTGATTGCACTGCAACGTAGTGACAGTGGACAATGGAGTCACGGGCCTAAAATGGAAGAGTGGTTGCAAGACACTGTAAATCATTTGAGGAACTTCACTGATCGTTCCATAGTTGTTCGTCCGCATCCAAGACAATCAGTTGTTATGCCTGCAGGTGTTATTGTACAACAACCATGCAAACTGGCCATAGATAGTTTTGATTTTGATTCTGCGCTAAACAACACATGGGCTGTGATCAATCATAACTCTGGTCCTGGTAGTCAAGCTGTGATTGCAGGTGTACCTGCATTTGTTGGACTCAGTAGTATGGCCGCGTCAGTTGGTAATCTAACCATGGTCAATATAGAAAACCCTGGCAGGCCTGATAGAGAAGAATGGTTGTGTCAGATTGCCCATACCGAATGGACTGTTAAAGAAATAGCAACTGGTCTACCCTTGGCTAGACTGCTTCAAACTTGAATATCTTCCATTCCGGCGGTGCGTAATTTAACAATGTGGCCAATTTGCCATTGTTTGACTTCAAGACCCTTCAAGATACCCAACCAACGATTACGCAACAATGCCACTTCGTTGATAATGGTTTCATAGTCAATCACTTCATCTTCGCCATCCACATACTTTTCAGCATCTCTACTGGTTAGTGCTCTGGCATATGCTTCCAAATACTTTTGAAAGTGTTTGCGGCGAATCTTGCGTAGCTGTATGTTAAGAAAACTTAAAACAGCTTCAATTTCTTGAAGCTGATAAAATCTATGCTCAGTCACACCCGGAAGTTCCTTAAGATTGCGCTCAATCAAGCCGCCAATTTTAACTTCGGCTTTGGCTTGATCAAGTTCTTTCTCATAGTAAGAAATAAAGTCTGGTATCTTACCAAGATCTGCAACTACGCGATTATACCACATTAATATTCTTCTTCGTCAGACTCATCAAAGTCGGCTTCTTCGTATTCGTCGTCCTCTTCTGACTCGTCATGTCCTTGATCCATGTATGCAGTTAAAGCACGTTTAACATCTGAGTCACCTTTGAAAGCACTCTTGATATCATCTGGATCTTCATCGTTATCAATCAACAAAGAAACTAGAATATCAGCGGCCTCGTCACGATCAACTGTGTTAACAAAACGTTTGAGTTCTCCCCAAATTTCATTTGCAATATTGCTGTGCATTATTCACCTTCACTTTCTGTATCTGCAACAGTAGTTTCACTTTGGTTACCAAAGTCTTTCATTACAGTATCCAAACAACCATCATCGTTCTTTTCCCAGGCTTTGCGAAACTTCTTGATAATCTCGCCATCGCTGGTAGTAAACACCAAGCTGTTGCCCTCACGCTTGAGAAGATTCTTCTTCTCAATCAAGTCAGTAAGCCCCGAATATGGACTCATACCTGTTGTGTAAGGAATCTTGACTTGTACGCCTTCAAAAGGTTTTGCGTAACGTGTTTTCATGACTTTACAACCGGCACGGATGCCGTTTACCTCTGAAACTTTATTGCCGTCTTCATCCTCTTTGAGCTTCATCTTTTTCATGGCAACCACAATTGAACTAGCGTAGATGAAACCTTGTCCACCTGAGATTTTGTCATCTGGGTCAAACATGTCCTGACTGGCGTATGTGTGGTTGGTACATACCAAGCCCACATTGTAACTACCAAACATGTTTACACAGT